TGCTTTTGTATTCCTTTATATTTCTGTTCTTTCGTACATTACTTATCCGATGCTCTCTGATTAAAAAAATAACTATTCAGTCCTTGTCATGAGCTCTGAATAGTTATTTCGAGTGGAAGCAAGGGGGCTCGAACCCCACTCTATTCCTCTTACTTTCCGCATATTTACTGGCTTTCTAGGTGTTTTTTGTTGATTACTTTTGACTACTTTCGCAAAAATAGTAGTCAAATCACCTTGCCTGTAAATCTGGTATACTACTCAAAATAGACGATTTCTTTTCAATGGTTTTCCTGTTCCTATGATAGTGTATTTCTGATGTCATAATATCTGTATGCCCCATCTGATCCATAACAAGTCTCTTATCCACATTGTTATCCATAAGAATAGTTCCATATGTCTTTCTTACTTTGTGCGGTGGCTTTGGATAAATTTTCAATTTCCTGCAAAGCCTTTTCTGCCTTTGTCTAACCGCCTGTGCGGTGATCCTAATATCATTTTTTGTAAAAATGTAATCTCCAAACGGATTCATGTGTTTTATTTTATCGCAAATCCATACATAATCACTTGGTATAATTGCTGTTCTGATTCCTGCCTTGGTTTTAGGATACTCTTTTACTTCAACAACATTGTTTCCGTTTTCATCTTTATACTTCGTCTCCGTTCTGCGAACGTTAAAAGTATTATCAGAAAAATCGGAATGCCTTAATGTTACAACTTCTCCGATACGTACGCCAGTTAAAAACATAAGCAATATCGCAACATTAGAAGTATCAAGGTGGCTGACAAGATACTTAATCATTACATCAGTTTCATATTCGTCGAATACTTCTTCATAGTCTTCTTTTATTACTTTTTTAAAATCACTATCAGATACGTCAAGATTATCAAACAGTTCTACGATATTAAAATCAATAAGTTTGCGTTTTTTCGCTCTTTTAAGAAATGTTCTTGTAATTCCTTTTAGACCGGAAAATGATTTAGGTGTCAACTCTTTATCGGCAATTTCTTCCTCTAAAAAATCCCCCCATTCATCTTCTGATATTGATTTTATTCTTCGCTTTCCCAACTCTCCATAGTGTCTGAGAAAATATCTCTCGTCTCTGTCGTATGTTGCTTTACATATCTTTTTAAGAGACAATCTCCGGTCTTCACATTCGTAAAACACTTCTGTAACTGTTGGATTTTGCTCTTTTTGGTAGTAAAACTCAATAACTTCTTCTTTGATATCTTCCTCGCTTTTCTTTTTTACAAGTCTCCTTCCTTTTTCTTCATCTGGCAAATAAGTTCTCCAGTATCCGTCTTTGCCTTTGTTGATTGCGTATTGGTGTTTCTTCAGATACTCCTCTTTCTTTTTCATTTCAATGCTTTTTTGCAAAGATTCCGTGTCAATCATACCATTGCTAACGGCATATTGCAATATTTCCATATCAGAAAGTTCCAAATCTATCACCTTCTAACCGCTTAAGTTTATTTTTTATAGACCTTACTCTTCTTTCTACAGTAGTTACAGAAATGGAATGTCTAAAGGATATTTCTTTTTGAGAAATTCCTTTAGACAAATCCCAAAACACTTTCTCTTCCTCTTCCGTGAAATTGGCGTTCCGGAAGATTTCTTCAAGTTCTGGCTTAGTCAGTTTTGACAACTTCATAAGCCAGTCTCCTTTTCTAAATTTCAGTTTACCGTAGTAATTCCTTCGGGAATTCCTGTACCAATGGATTCCGCCATATATCCGCAAGACTGGATTTCATGAACACCGGAATACTTTCATCGTAGCAATCAAATGTAATAGATCTTATCCAATCTCTTTCAGGAATCACCTTGTCTTTTCTGTGTCCTGTCTCTGCTCCAACGATTAACCAATCTACAAGGTGAGCATCCATGTGATAATCCCAGTATTTAGACACAGTAACGTCTTCAAGTATCGGTTCAACGCTTAAAAAATTCTTTGTTTGGCAACTTAACTTTGAAAATGCTTTTGCTGCAAGTTCAAGCTGATCTTCGTTTGTTGCACTTGCACCATACCACATATTGTCAGCTACAATCAGCTTTCCATTATTCTGTAAATCAACGAATCTTTCCGGGTTCTTTGTCAGGAAAAGATAATTATGTTGCTGTGCTTTTGCGCAGGCAGAAAAAACTTCCTCAATCCAAGAATCAGGAACCCAATGACCAAAAAGATCTGCCATAGAGCATACAAAAATATTCCTTCCGCTCTTTTTCTCGTATTCATTAAGCCTGTATCTATGCAGTGTAGGTTTAAATCCATATGGATACGCTTCAGCCTTCTCTGATTCATCGAAATAAATACGATCATTCAGTTCTATCAGCGCATCATCCGTCCATTTCTCTCCACCACCAGAAAATCTATTTGCAATGCTTCTTGCGTAGCAATATTTACAGCTGTGAAGACATCCGGTAACCGGATTCCATGAACTATCACACCAATCTATTTTTGTTTTTTCCATATTCCGTTCCTCCACTAAATACTTAATCTACCGGACTGATATATTATAAGTCGTGACATTTTATATCCTCTTTCAGCTCAGATGCGTGTCCATTCCCGGATATCTACCGGATCAATGGGTTCTGCGCATTTAGGGCATATAGGATATAAACCTTTTCTGTAATGTTCCTCCATTTCTCGGAATACTTTATTCTTTCGCATCCGTTTGAATTCAGCATCTGCCAGTTCACTGTATGTTTTGGCTTTAGATAGCATTTTACGCTGTTCATCCTCCAGCAGCTCATACCGCCTCGCCAATGTAAGCAGAGCATCAAAAGCATCTACCGTAGCTCCGCAATCCTGACAGCTTACGATCCTGTTTACCGTATCGACCTCGTAATGAGGTGGATCGCATTTGCACAGCTTTTCTCTTCCTCGCTCGATTCTTGCTAGATTGAAGGAAATAATCTCATTGTCCATAGTATTCCTCCACTAAATCCTAAGAGCATTACCGCAAAATCTACAGTACTTTGCCAATATCACACACTTGGAACCGCCTGTATAATGGCTTTCCACATATTTGTGTACTACTGCTCCGCAATATTTACACGTTATTCTTGCCATAACAGCGTAGCTGTCATTTATTTCTTTCTGTTCATCGTGTGACCACATTTCTCGCTTAACTCCTTTGCTAAATACTAAGTTACATACTTAATTTCTTACCTTATCCAAGTACTCCTTGCATTTCCAATACACTTCCGGATCAAATTCTTTCCGCTCATGCTCATAGTCAGCAACGCACATCGGTTTTTCAACTTTTGCTTCGCAACATACATTGTTATTCATTTTGTTATCCTCCTGTTATTTCTGTGCTAAATAGCACATGATTCCACAATCCGGGAATATTTCTGTGTTCATGTCTCCACGGTTGGGATCCAGTTCATCGAGATATAACGGCGTCCCGTCACTATCTTTCAGAATGGAGTACCCAACCAGTCGTTCCAACTGTGCCCGGCTCTCAAACACTTCCGGGAAGTCCTTGCGGATCCTGTTCCAATACCCCATACCACCCTTGACACATCCGATGCAGTTGTTGTTCGGATATCCCATGTCATACATCTTCGGTCGAGGAAAAGAAAATGTTCTCTCAAACAGTCCGTGAACCTCTTCCTTTGACAGATTCCGGTCAATCAGAGGAAATTCATGCTCCGCTTGCGGATTAGATTCTACTGTCCGCTCTGCCCGGTTGCGCTCTTTCAGGTCAAATCCCCACACATAAGTCAGGTCGTATTGCTTATGCTCCTGCTCCCATTGCTTACGGACACGCTTTTTCAGCCAGTTAGTACATGGGGCAAATCCGTTGCCTGCGCTGCGGAATCCTCCGAACGCTCGGACACATTCTTCCACACATCCATATTCCGTAGATCTAAGTACCTCAATTTCTTTTCCGATTGCCTTTTCGCAATCCTTGATAAATCTCATGCTATCCTCATGTTGGTCGGCAATGTCAATGTAAATCCACTTATCAACATCTCCTGCAAGGTATCCTGCCATAAAGGATGATACTCCTGCGCTGATCCAACATACCTTTAGCTTTTCTGTCATAACACCACGCTACAAATGCTGTATCGTGGATCACCATTCGTTTGCTCTACATACGCTTATCAATAAGCCTTATAGCCACGGTGTTGTAATTTTTCGGTACGCCACCCCTATTCACTGCGCACCAACCCGGTTTACCTGGCATTCGTTATTCCTTTCTTACAATAGTTTCTTCCTGCTCCTTGTACATCCTGCCCGCCATCTGCACTAGATAGTGCTGTAAGGCTTCTTCAACGCTGATTCTGTGCTTGATGCAATATCTGTCAACGTACCGCTTAAAGTCCTCATTCTGCTCGTACAGGGCGGTGTAATCAATGGGTTCCATCTGCATCACACTCCTTTTGGCTTCTCACACCGTTCAAATTCAATTACCCATACATAAGGATTCGCATCCCAACCGTAGCGGTCAATGTCGGATTTCTTGATGGTGGAATCCCACAGATCATGAAACATACCTTTTACAAAATCTTCTCCAACGTGTTTTAAAGGTTCTTCTTCAATTCCTTCTTTCACACACCCTTTTCCGTCAATATTCTGCAACCGCTCCACTCTCACATCCGTAACCTTAAGCCAGATACGTGCGGCTTCTTTCGGCATGTGGATGGATGGGTGCCAACGGCAAGGCGATTTTCCTTTCTCCCAGACAAAATCCGCACCGTTGTATTCGCATTTTGCTTGTCTGGCATCATTTCTGGATTGATTTACTAACCTATCAAACAGCTCCCGGTCATGTATGTAAGTTAATTCTCCGCAAGTGCCGTCTTTATAGTCAAAGGCTATCATTTGATTGAATATATCCCATGCTCCAACACGCCATGTCTCTCGGACATACAGGATATCGCCCGGCTGATATGGTGGTGTAATTTTGCCTTGTTTTCCGTCTGTATCATATATATACAGCGGTTCTTCGCTTACTTCAAAATATCCTTGCGGTTGTGGTTTAATTATTCTTCTCGTACAACTCTTTCTCCCATCCAGAATTGCCCGAACCATCTCTGTATTGAATAAAATCGGCTTAATTGCCATCTGCTCCACCTGCCTTTACTATCTCGATTACATCGTCCATATTGACTACCAACTCACCGCCCATTCCGGTGTCACATCCGAATCTCTCAAAAGATGCATCCAATAGCTGATCTAAAACCTTGTCCGGGTCGTAGGCGGTTGGTTCTCTATCAATAAATACCATCAGTTCACCCACTGGCACAAAATCGGTATTTTTCCCGTTCTGCTTCTTAATTACCTCTTCAATATGTTTTTTCAACGCATCCACATCAATCATTCTTCCCATCGTTCGCCCTCCTGTTCCATGCTTCAATCAGCTTTTCTTCATTGTAATCTTCTTTCAACATCATCATTCTTCCACAATTCATGCATTTTACGTAAAATTCGCATAAGATAGCACTTTTTTTCTTACATGATGGACACGGCTTAAGTTCTTCTCTCATTCTTCATCACTCCAATCAATGTGCTGTCCACAATTCTGGCAATAATAATATCTGTCGCAATCAACCTCGTAATGCTTACCGCAGCAAGGGCAAATCCATGTATCATATACAAGTTGTCCGTCCGAGAATCCGTCTCCCTCGTAATCCGGTTTCTTCGCCGTCTGCTTTTCCACAGCTTCACGGCATTCCTCCACCGTACCTATCTGGTGGTACTGCTGCACCTCTTCCAGTGACTTGATTGCTGTTTTCACACTTGTAATGTGTTCAGCACCAGTACCCTGCATATAACATAATTCGCAATCATCGCAACTTTCATTACAACTTACAATTTTTGCTCTACGGCTTTCACATTCAAGATATGCATGTAATTTTTCTATTGCTTCATTCTCCGTCATGGCTACCCTCCTTAACTCCATTTAAAATCCTCACAAGGTCTCATTCTCCGCTGATTCTTACCTCTTTTATTGCATATTCCCCAACCACCGTAATGACAATCTTCGCAAATAATCGGATATTGATTTAAATTTTCCTCAATACATTTCTTGCACTGGTAAGAATTTTGATTATACTCATACCGACAATTACGATTTTTGCGTTTGCATGTCGCCATATTACTCCTCCAACAGTTCCGGATTGTCAAATTTGTTTCCGATAACCTCATAAATACAATCCCTGTTTATACGTGGCTTTGATAATCCATACTCATTACTTGTCCGATAAAATTCAGCATAATTTTCATCCCAAAGTACAGTGCCAGTGCAATAATTTTCTGGATGTGCTCCATCATTGTAATGTTTAACAATATCATTCTCCCAAATCAGCTTGCCGTTCTTGTCCTTAAGTCCGGTACACTGGCAGATAGTGTTCGGGTCTATCTCGTAGAAATTTATACCAGTAACATTCCAATCATCGCAAGCAGTTCCATTGTATTTTTCAATAACAATTCCGCCAATAAATACTCTTCCATTTTCAAATCCATCATCAAACAAGTAACCATGTACCCATTCTCCATTATCAATCCGCTTTCCACGGAATAAATATCTATCTTGCATCCTCATTCATCGCTTTCTGCCCTGAGCCATTCATTCATCTCGTAGGTTCCCGATATGCTCTGGTCGTGATAACCGTATGTTTCTACTGTCACTAAAAAATCTGCCAGCTCATCGTCAGTCATGCTCCTGATCCGGTCTGCGTTGGTCATAGGGGAGTAGTGCTCGCAATCTCTTTCTATGTCCTCATGCGGACAGTCGTTGATTTTCTCGCACCATGAGTACGCATCAAACCCGTTATCCTTTGTTTCTAAATTCTTGCAGTTATTACATTTCACCATCTTCCACCTACTTTTCTTGCAAAAATCTCTTGATGACATCAATATCTCTGTCCAGCACGCTTAAATGCTCTTTGTTCATTTTTTGATAGACAATCAAGGGATTCTTTCTTCCTGCCTTTTTCGCTCTTAATACTTCCCATATACCTTTCGGTTCTTCAATCGTCCATCCGGTTTTGATAAGCCATTTGCGAAAAGCATCCAATTTGTTGCTATGCAGTGTGTTCCTATTTGCCATTCTCTTCTCACTTTCCAGGTACGGCTCCGGCAGTGGCATCCAAGCGGTAACATCGTATCTGTCTTTCATATTGTCCGTCCACCACCCGTTATGTGTAAAATATAATGTGGTCGGTCTGTTTGCCCCTTTGATCATCACTATAAATTCCGCAGCATACTTGTTTCTTCGATATGATTTTATAAATTCATATTCATTCGGCAGCCTCTCGCTCACCGGAATCCACTTGCCATAGCTTCCATGTTTCTCTACTTGCTCATAATTTGCAAGTCTTTCAGCTATTATCTCCAACGCTTTGAATCTGCCATCTTTAGCAAGTTGCGTAATGGTCACACCTTCATCATCCGGCAAATCTTCCGGATGGAATAAAACTTCACCTTTTTCTGTGACGTATGTCAATCTTTCCATGATTCACTCCTTTCCACCGCAATCCTCGGTCTAACTGCAAATTGAGGATAACTGCAGTCATATGGAATATGATTCCAGTGGTCAAAATGCCCCACGATAGAACTGTTTTGCATACTGTATAATTCATTCTCGCTATGAAATCCTCTGCTCACGATTTTGCACTCTTTTTCCGTATGTACTTGCGATTCTGTATACATTGCAAATTTCTCTGTAATATATTTCCTGTGCATGGATATGAGCATCCACACGGTCAAGTTCCGTCTCACACCACTTTGCAAATTCTTCTGTGGACAATGGTGTCTCCAAATTTTCAAATTTTTCTCTGTTGTCAATCACAAAACACACCATGTCAACCGGAATGTGGTTCAAATCCGCAAGAATCTGAATCTGTTTATCCTTGTCCTCTGCTTTTTCATAATTCGCCAACAATTCATAACCTGTCATCTGCATTTATATCACCTCTTATCAAGTTTGATTTCATTGTCGTAACAACGCTTCTTTGGATTTCCCTCTACGGGAGAAATCATCTTTTTAGGGTCTGTGGTGTATGCTCCGTTTAGCTTTACACCTATTTTGCTTTTTTCATCCACGTAGCACGATGGCTTGTAACGATCTGGCGGAATGTAGTTGTGAATGCGCCAGTGCTTTACCAATACTACACCACTATCGAAAGATAACAGGAATCTGTTGTCTATCAACGATTTCAAATCATCATCTGAAGCTCCGCACATCCTTATGATTTTCCGTGGATTATTCACAAATCCGTCATCATCAGCATTCATGCAGATGTGGAAATAAAGCATTTGAGCCGTAGCAGGAATATCCAAAAAAGCATCACTCTCAATTATTTTTGCACTGAACATTCGTTTTTCTGCCATTTAGAACTCCTTACTCAAAAATAGGCTTTTCTATATAAATTCCAGTGTTTTCCACCAGTTCTTTCCACAAGTCCATGAAATCTTTTCCATTGCATTTGTCTCCGGCTTTGTCCATATGGTCTGAAAACTTATTCTTGAAATTCGTCAACTTCTTCTTACCGAATCCATCTTCCATAAGAATTACCATCCCATATAGGATGTACCTTGTGGACAACTCATTGATAAGGTTGTTACATCTGACCTGTTCCCGGATGCATTTCTGCGCTACAACTGACTTGTAATGTGGATAATCAGCTTCTGTAAATTCCTTGTACTCAATCGTCCAGTCTGCAAAGTCGTTAAGCCTGCTCTGTAACTCCGTATAAGGCTCATTCTCGTACTTTTCGTTGTACTCGGTGAATTTACCGCAAAAGTCGGAAAGCTTCGTCTGTGAGTACTTGTAGTCTTTCCACAAGGTATAACAGAACAGCGTCAGTATTCCGGTGAATGGACTTCTCTCCGCAGACTGCTTCAAAAGTTCTGTCTGCCGCATGATTTTCAAAATTTCCTGCGGATTGTCATATCGTTTTGGCATTTTATGTATCACCTCTTTTCAAGTTCTGGCTCTTTCCTTTTGCAATGAGTAGCACCGTATTCTGATTTTCCTACATATTCGTAGCAATCAACACATTTCCATTTACCACTCTGATATGGTTTGTGAGTGCGTCCGTTGATTGAGTGCATTGTGTTTGGGTACTCATTCCAACAGCTACAATCGTAATTTTTTTCACTCATGTAATCTTCTCAAATTGCTTTAACAGGCATTCCTTACAAAACTGTGCACCGTCAAACTCGTAAAGTTCCTCTACCTCTTCATTACAATCATCGCAATACAAATGTTTCACATTTATATTCGGGCACCTATTGCCGAGACATGGATAAGCTTTCGTTGCACATCCGCAGCATTCACCTTTGTATTTCACCATTTTCTGAAAAACTCCTTTAATTTATTACAGAATTGCTGAAATTTATACTTAAACAAGTACTTTTTAAAAGATTCAGTTCCATATTGATAGCAAAGATACATAATTTGTTTTTGAGTAGAAAGAGATTCATAAAACTCCTTATCAGTTTCTTCAACGTATTGTAAAAGTACTTCATAGTCTGTTTTATTCATTGCTTTCACCGTCCTTTTCTCCATGCAAAAGTTCCATAAACCGAACAAATTGTCTTTGTGACACTGAATTGTTCTGTTTCTCCGGCTTAATGCTGATAACCAAATGTTTGTCAGCTATATTCGCCAGTTCCCTTGCAAGGTTGATTCTGCCTTGTGCCAGCCCATCACGGTAACCTTTTCCCGGTCGGTACTCTGCGATCTGCTTCTTGCCATCACCTTGACCACCTGCTGTCTTGTTGCGAAGCTGATAACCAACGTCCGCATACTTCTTAATCCAGTATTGTTCCCACTTGTCAAGTTGTTCTGCCGGATAGTGCATAAAGCCGATTTTCCAACCGTAAATGTTGTCCGTGGAATACAGTCCATGACTTTTGATTGACAGGTCTATGTGCTGATAGCCTTTAAGGTGTCCGGCAAGCCTTGAAAGCAAATTTACCGCTTGCCCGATATAGGCATATCGAAAACCGTCCTCGTCTGTTCTTGTCAGAAAGTAAATTCCACTTCCATCGTCTATGTGTGGATTAACTTCCAGTATGCGCTCACGGTTCTTTTTCTCAATGGCTTTTGCCTTTGCTACGTTCTTCCAATCAGCCAACCACTTCACCGCCTTTCAAATGGAATCAAATATCCGTCCGGCAAAGCATTTATAATATTTCTCAATGCCACATATCCTGTCTTTTGCATATTTACTAAAGAATTGCTTTGACAGGTATTCAGTTCGGATATGTTGGAATCAATGCTCTGCATTATTTCACTTCTTAATTGCGGTGTAAGTGGTCTATAAAATGTGTCAGCCATTCGCACCACCATTTCTGTACTTTTCCAGTTCCGCAATCATGGTATCTCTGCGAATATCTCCACTCTCATGCCACTCTACCGCATGGAAAACACCGTTAAGATTCTCACTCAAAACCTCAATTCTGATACTTGCCGACTGGATATACTCAATCAACCGCTGTGTATCTCGTGCTATGTCCTCGTAACCGTATTCCTGTAAGTGCTGCACCATGCTTTCAAGTTCGGAGATACCTGACGGTTCCATTAACTCAGAAACATCTTTGTAGCACAAATAACCAAAACTTCCACCACTCAAAAAATCACCACCTATTCTTTTAAAATGCTCATATCATATCCGTTGGTAATAAAATTTATTGTTTTTTCATGGTTACATCTGTTTCCCAAATATGTGTATATCTTTTCCATATCTTTCTCTGAAAAAGTAGTACCAAGAAAGTCATTTATCCCTTGCAAAATAAATTTATGAAATTTGTCGTTGCTCTTTTTAGTGCTGTATGGCTCTGTTTTGTATGCTGCCCTTGAAAGCCATTCCAAAACTTTACACTTCACATCCATTTCTGTATTACAGTCTTTTAACATAAAATATGTATTGCTTCCGATATGTGCGACAAATTCTGCTTCGCTTGTTACGACACTATTCGGAAAACAATTCATAAGTTTAGATACTAAATTCCACTCAATCAAAACGGACACTCCTTTCCATTTCTCAAAATCCATTCCTTACCGCCCTGTGCAACGTCCACATTCGCCAATGGAGCAATCTTTTTGACCTCTTCGACACATTCACTGGGTACTGCATTATCTCGGCTTAAATGGCACAATATGACGTTTTGCAAGCTATCTGTTTTGTTAGCCATCACAAAATCTTTCACAGTTCCAAGTTCCATGTGACCACGAAAAACGTGATTCCTTTTCGCAACATTTTCATCATCAATGTACTTTTTCTGATAGTTGCAGGAAATTAAAATGTGGTTCACATCTGTAAATTTCCACTTGCAAAACTCCGTGTCGGTAATGTACAGAAGTTTCCCCATTTCCGGATGTGTTATCAAAAATCCGTAACAAGGGCACTCCGTACCGTCTGCATTTGTGTGCGTCCATTTGCCGTCAAGTGTTGTCAGGTCAAATCCATGTATTCTCCACTCACTTTTTCCGATTGCAATAGGTTCAAGACTTTCATACGGTTTGAACACAGGTATTCCCATGACTTCCAAATCCACTACAGATTGAGAATGATCCTTGTGGTGGTGCGACGCTACCGCACCAACCACACTTTTTACATTCCAACCAAGACCACGTTTTATGTCGATAATAGGTATTCCGGCATCAAGCAAAATCGTTTCACCGTCATCTGCCACCAGTGCATAACAGTTACCGCATGAACCGGAAGACAAGCATTTCAGTTTCACTTTGCACCACCGATCGTCATAATTGCCGGATTAACAACTCCGTCACCGTCATAACCCCATTCCCTGTTATGCCATTTCCGAAGCACTTCTCCATGCTCCCAACACTGTGATAAGATGCTTACGGCACATCCATACATGAATCCTGTGATTCCTTCTTCGTCTGCTTCATGTGATAACTTTTCAGCATTATCAATAAGGTACTGCATGGGATTGTCCGAATTTTCAATTCCAGGCTCCATCATTTCAGCCCAACGCTCTGCATAAGTAAAACATGCTCTGCCGTACGGATCATCGTTTTTGTCGTACCAGTCTTTGTATTCTTTCTCTTTCCCTTCCAAAATCTTCATAGATTTTTTCCTCCTACTTAAAGCAATCCGGTGTCTCTGCGTTAGCAATGGTCTGTTCCGTGCTGTCCGTGGTGACTTCCTCAAAAGTTGCATCGGGAAAATCAACAGAATTTGCGTTTGCCTGAATTTCCTCTGCCGCAACTTTTTCTACATCAAGTTTCACATCGGAAACATCAGGAAATTCTTCCTGTGCATACAGGCCTTGGAATTTATCCGGAAAAGCTTCTCTTAATGCCTGTACAACAGCAACTTTTCTTATCATTGTTGCAGGCTTTTTAGACCATTGACTGTTGATTGTTCCATCTTTTTTTCTTCCAACATATTCATCGAAAGATACTGACTGGTACTCCGGTGTTTCTCTTCCTTTTATAAACACTTTCGCCCAACCTCCTACAATAGATTCATCCTTAAGTACAAAAGATCCTTCTCTTTCTTCCACGGAACCATCTTTCTTCTGAACAATAATTCCTGCTTTTTTTCCTGCATAATTCGGATTTGCATCGGCTCTTTTTGTAAAAACATCTTTTCCGGTAACAATCGTAGCAGGATCATTGTTTCCAAACTTAATGAGGTATGCTTCTTTCAAAAAGGGATTGAGATGCTGGTATCTGCAAAGAGACATAAACATCATTACTTCCTGATCTGATACGTTTCCGCCACCGCTTACAAGGTACTTTCTTACCGTTGTTGGGGAAATTTTTACAATTTCCCCATTTGATTCGTATTCCACAATTCCTGTGTTTTCCTGCTTCTTTTCTTCTGCCATGTTTCTACCTACCTTTCTACTTTCTTAATCCCTTTAATGTTAATGATGAATACCTGTGTTGTCTTGGGATTCTGAATCAGTGCAAGTGTTTTGTCGTGAATATCTCTGTAACAATCGTCGTGCTTCTTAATTGCCAAAACCTTGTAGTTATCTTCTGTGCTAACGGATGAACCATAGACAAAATTCTGTTTGTATCCATTAAGACCGCTCCATTTACCGTATGTTCTGTACTGCTTACCAGAATCTGTGACCTTTACGGTATCTCCCACGCAGATTTCATCTTTCTTCTCCGGTTCTTTCTCCGGTTTGTAGTTTTCAAGGACAACATACTCTTTGTGCCATAAACCAACATTTTCCTCAGATATTTTGCAAATACATCCTGATGCCGTAACGCAATTTACTTTGAAAATATCTCCGTTTTTATAAGGAATAAAACAAGGCATCGCATAAACAATCTTGACGTACTCACCGACTTTAGCTTTTCTTTTCACCTCACGGACATCATCAGGCTTCACATCTTCGCCCATCAGTCGGTTGAAAGCCAACTTAGCACCAGTCCGGAAATCAAATTCATCAGCCGGGTTGCATTTTGCTTCTGCTTTCTCTCCAGTGGTCTTGTCCAGTGCAACTACTTTGTTGTCGTTGCGGTAGATGACAATGGTTTCCTGTTTTGCTTTTCTTACCAAATCAAAATATTTTTCTTCAACCGTAAATACTTCCCCAACACTGCATGACCCTTTTATGATTTTTATATCCATCGTATAGTCTCTTAATTCTGTAACAATGGCTTCTCTTACAACATATGTGGTAGTTGTGGTATAATTTTCATCTGCTTTTTTGTTTGGTTTAACCACATCTCCAACCTTAAATTTTCACATGATTCATTCCCGCCTTTCCTAAATTTCGTTAAATGCCTGCACTGCAAACAACTCGTTAGCAGTTCTCTTGTACAATCTTCCGTCAACATACACAGAGTAAAAACCACCGTTCTTCTCCAAAGTTACCTCTACCCCTCTTTTTGCAACAATAAAATATTTTTTCATATCTTTATTCCTCACTTTCCGGCTCGTTCATAAACTTGCCAAATTCATCATTTTTTACTTCGACATCAGCCTTGTAAATCTCCTTAATACTCTAAGCATTACGTTCCATGTGACATCAGTTCCTGCAATCTTCCCCTTGAATTTCAAGGCTCCACGGTCTGTCAGACCCATGTAAACGCCCGTGTAGCACTTGCCCTCTGCGTTAAAAACCACCGTGTCACCGGCATTGATTGTTTCTCCGCTTGTTGTCAGAACAGAAATTACTGTCTCTTTCTTAATCTGCATTCTCCGAAGCTCCTTTCTTTATCTTGTCACAAAATATCTTGGCAGAAATTTTTGCTCCAAAAAGAGAAAAAATTAAAGTCATGCCAGGATTCTTCGTAATAATGGAATCAAACGGCTCTTCTTCCATTGTTTCCGCAACTACACGGCACATTTCATCAGCAGAAATCTCAATTTTTTTATCCATATCATAATCATTATTAGGCATTCTTCACTTCCTCCACTTTCAACTCTTTGTCATCACTTCTACGGAACATAAACAACTGGCTGTCAATCTGCGGTATTTTCCAAGGGTCAAGGCTCTCGGTATCGTCAACCATGATAGGCAATTCCACACCGCACCGCTTCTGAAACGCATTGCAAATGTCGATTTCCGTCAAAATCTTTGCACCGTGGTTCATGTTCCGGCTGTACGGCTCACCCTTGTAGATAAAGTCGCAACATTCCTCTGTATCACCGTTCACAAGCGGTCTGAACATCTGTACATGGCAGAACTCCAAATACTCGTTCACATCAGCTTCCAACAGTTCGTTCTTCTTCCGGCTGAATTTCTTTAACAGGTCAAGCTGTGCCTGCACATCCGTAATCTTCTGTGCAATATTCTTGCGCTCCTGTTCCAGTTCTGCAATACGCTTATCCACACTCTCGTTAATGCTTACACTCGCCAAAGACTTATCAACCACGGAAATATCCTTGCGTATCTGCTCTTCATCACATTTTAACTGGAATCTAAGAAGATTCATGTCAGTGAATTTGTTCATGGAAGCTTCTTTCTCTGCAATCTGTGACTGGAAAGCTTTGTATTCTTCTGTGTTGGAAATATCCACGCTTGCCGGAATGGAATTTAAGGCATTATCAGCAATGGCAATCTCTTTTTCCAACCGTTCCACTTCATCCTCGGTCTTTTTCAGTTCCTCACGCTTATGTTCCAATTCTGTCTGATCCGCTTTGATATGGTCAGCGCAGGAAGAACCCTCTTTGGTAATCAGTTCCAATTTATGTGCCTTATGTACATCAAACTCCGTTCTTAACTGCTCTTTCTTCTCTTCCGGATATTCCTGTCCACAGTAGGAACAAATCAGAGAATTTTCATCAAATTTAAGGCTTTTATTCAAATCCCAACTCTTCTTCAATTCCTGTCTCTTCTGTTCATACTGTGCGATACGCTTTTCCAGTGCAGTGATCTCTTCACGAATGGTATCTGCCTTAAGCAACTCTTTCTGATGCTCATTCTGAATCTGATTCAGTGTTGTTCGCTTCTCTCTTCTGTCCGCATCCAGTTTTTCATTTGCTTTCTGCTGCAATGCACTCAACTGACCTTTTAACTCAATAATTCCATCTGAAAGCTTATCGTAGGAAATCATGCTGTTCTGCGTATCTGTCTGCTGCTTAATGTTCTCTGACAGCTTATCCAGTAAAGCTTTCTTTTTCAGTTCCAGATCCGCAAGGTCAATATCCACTCTCTGACGGCTCACCTCGTCAATACGGCTCGGAATTTCATCTAACAGGTCCTGCAAGCCCTTGGTTCCATTTCTTCCCCTTGTACCGTATAACTGTGTATTGCAACGCTTTTTCAGTTCATCAACCGTGCCGTCCTGCAGAATAGCCCTTAATTCTTCAAACTCCGGAAATTGATTGCAAATGTCATCATTACTGTGCTGACCAAACATATCAGCAAGAATTGCTCTCTGCTCTGTACCGCCTTTAAGCAACAGTGTCATGGCATTGATGCAAAGAGAAAATCTGTTCTTATCACAAGCACACTCTTCCAAAAAACTGTCAAAATCAGCCTGTTTCTTAGGAATGTCGTTGATATAGTAGTCTGTCACATTTCCTGTGAACTCACCTTTTTTGTTGTAATTCTTCCGACAAACCTTTTTCAGGACCTTTTCTTCTCCGTCTACTTCCACCGTAACCATTTCGGTAATGTCACCGTCAATGTCGTTACCGTCTTTGTCATGCGGTCTGATTCCGCTAATCTCTTTGCCGTTCTCGTCACGGCAGCCAAAAATATACTGAATTGCTCTCTTGATTGTGGACTTTCCAGTTTCATTCACTCCGGAAACCTCTGTCCGGTCGTATAAATCAGTGTCCACTACGTTAGATCCATAGAACTTGCAGAAATTCTGCAAAAAGATGTGCTTAATCCTCATTTTTCCTATCCTCCCAAAGATACAAATACAATGAATTTACAAACATATAGATTGATACCGGCTTGTCTGTCTCGTTGATTTTCTTGTACAACTCTGTTGTTGTGTTAATATTGCCAACTACCCACTTAATAGCCTGATACACACTTTTTTCTTTTGTGCTGTGTTCCTCCCCGATAATTCGGTAGATTTCAGAAAGTCTTCTGTTTCTATTTTCAAACATCAACATTTCAACCTCGATGATGTACTGGAATCCAGGCAAGTACTGTTTCATCCCAAGTTCTACCAAGATTTTTCTGATTTTCCTTTCCATTTCCTCATTCCTCCGGCTTTCAGTCTTCTGTTGCGTGAATCATGTTGTCATCTCCGATATACAAGATTCCTGCATCTAACAGTCCTGCAATCAAAATCTCATTCGCACGGACGATAGGGATAATTTCTTTCTTCAACATGGAAATACTCCTTTCTTACCCATTTTTTCATTCCTGTCTCACGGTTCACCAGTCGGTAGTAAAATGATGTTTCACGGTCGATTTCCCACTCTTTAGGATTAAATAAGAATCTTCCGATTACTCCTTTGACTGTAAACCGCCTTTTGGCACTCATACATCTTCCTCCGCAAGTTTGGCATACTTCCAAGTTGAAACATTATAGTATCCGTTAGCAGAATAAGATGTACAACCGCTGTCCCATGCAAAAACAATATTATTTTCGTATCTTGCGAAATGTCTTTTTTCCCAACGTCCATCTTCTGAATCTCTCACCAGAATTTTCGTATCCACATGCACTTTCGACCAATCCACCGTAGGCTCTACATATTCCTGCTCTGACCATTCTTTGAGCCCTTTTCTGCACCTTCCACCGATAAACGTGCAATCTGAGCAGCGTATTGCATTGCAATCGCACGGTTTTCCTTCTTTATCAACAGCTATTGAAATGGTATTAACAGCCATATCAAGAATTTGTTCTGCATACTTCTCTCTGTTCGTCATTTTCCATTCATCCTTTCCAGTTCTGCGCTCCTTGTTAGAATCCAGTCAGCGTAATCACTTAATTCTGTCTTTGTATCTGCGTTCTTCTCACCGTGGTAAACCATGAGGGCAATTCCTACATCACAGTACTTTTCAAACAATTCCGACAAGTAGTCGGCTCCAACATGGATATTTCCGTCCACGGAGTAAATGTCCGTCACTCCCAAACGTTCCATGCGGTCTTTATGCCATCTGCCTGAAATCTGCATCAGACCTTTGCAACCGCCACTTTCCACATCCGGTCTGCCGGAAGATTCTTTCTCGATCATTGCCATAAGCAGTTCCGGGCAGATGCCATATTCCTCACCGTACTTTACACACGATTCCTGTGCTTCCTCGGAGATAAAACTGCCGGTTGTCTGTGCCGTGGATGTAAATGTGATGGAGAGTGCTATTATAATAGGAAGAAACAGCTTTATTGTTGTTCTCATATCACTGCTTACCTTTCTGTTAAAATTCTTCCATCTTGGAAGACATACATACTTTTTACTTTGAAAAATTCTGATTCTTCTAATTCCAAATCATTACAGTATACATAGTGTACTCCTGTTTTTTCATCATTTTCTCCAAAAACATCATCTGTGTAATACAAAACCATTGAATAAAATTCTTTTATGTCATTTTCCGTAACTGGTCTGAGAAGAAGCTTTGATTCTTCCTCTTCATTTGCATGGTCAATGATTGCAATGTGTTGTCCATCTAAACAATCATCCCTTAAGTAAACAGCAACATTTCGTTCATTGCTTTCAAACCATACAACGACTTCTGCATCGTCAGCGTTGGAATTCACATCCGAAACAGTAAGCCCTACCAAATCCCTTAAATCACTGCCGTGCAAGACTTTGTTCCCATATTTCAATCCTCTATCGTAATGTGCCCTTCTTACTTCTTTATTCACTGAAATATCTCCTTTCATCTAAGCACTTCTCTGCGCTTCTATTTTTCTTCTGATTGCATCAACACCTTTTTGATATACAAGTGTTTTTATAGATATGTGTTCTTCTCCGTTCTTGGTGTATTTCTGCTCTATTACACGAAACCATCCGCAATCAATGTATTTCTGATATGGTACATTCCATCTATCCAGGATTGCATTATCACGAAGAAATTCAAATAGGTTGTTACGTCCTAATCCTTTGATTCCCAGTACCTTCGAAACCTCATTCATGGAAATTGCAGTCTTGCTGTCTGCAACTGCATCAAAGAAATCTGCTTTCGGTCGCATTTCTTCGATTTGCTTATCTTTCTGTGAAATAATGTTCTGTGCTACGATAAGTGCATTCGCTACAATCTGCTCTGGGGTCATATTCTCTTGGTTTGCTATGTACCCACCATTCTTCCTGATGGAAGGGATCACCTCGTCCATGACCCAGGATTCAAACTTCTCCGCCGCAGGCAATTTTGATCTCATAATGAGCCGGTATACATCACCCTCCGGTATAAAGAGGACATCTTGATTGCCACTTTTAGTGGGGATGTTCCATTTTAGAACCCCCTTGCAATGTGTCTGTACAGCCTTATGCGGTATTGCATATCCCAGTGCACTTGCAACGTCACTTCCAGCAAAATACGTCTTATTATTTTTTGTCACCGTCCGAATCTCTCCGAACTCTTCATTGTTAAATATCTGTAATTCTTCCATGTTTCTCCTTTCTAATTGATAAAATCAGTTACACTCATGCCTAATGCAGATGCTATTGCAGAGATTTTTTCCAACTTAGGTTGATAACCTGATTCTCCATCTGTCTCATAATGTTTTTTCCATTCACTAAGAGTAGATGTAAGTACGCCGCTCATTTGTGCAACTTTGTAATCAGTCAATCCTAATTCATCTCTGCGTTTTGCGTACTTTTCGTACATTTTCTCTCTCCTTTCTTCAAAAACATATTGACAGTAGCTTAGTTTTCTAATATAATCATAGCGTCGCCTAAGTTAATATAGAAAAATAATCTACTACCTTTTTGATTAGCTTATGTTTCTAAGCTATGTATGTACTTTAGCATAGTTTTTTAAGCGTGTCAATATGAGATAGCTTATTTTTCTAATTTATTTTTTAAGGAGAATAACTATGGACGGAAATGGATACGAAAGATATGCTAAAATAAGGGATATTTGTGGGTTTACAGACTACAGAGTATCTAAATTAGCAAAAATTAAAGGTGGTACTGCTCCGATTTCTAACTGGAAAAATGTTTCTGTTATGAAAGAAAATAAAATGAAGTCTATAGCTGATGTGCTTGGTGTTAGTTTAGATTATTTAAAAGGTGATGCCAAAACAACACGCTGCCCTATTTGTGGATATAATGTAGATTTTCTCGATACCTTTGACAGAGAGCACCATAAAGAAATACATGAAAAATTTATAAAAATAAAAGAAATATATCCATTTTTTACTGGCTACACAGAGTCAGAAGAAAAAAGAAACAAAAACATAGATATTCTTAATTCTTCTGCTAGTGATATTGACCGGAAAATGGAAGCATACGAAAATTATTTGCAATCTTCATTTTCGTTAGAAATAATAAGCAGCTGTTATGACATATCAAATTTAGATTATGAAGAATTTTGCAAAGAAGAAGTAAGCTTATTAAATGCAGACAGTAATATCACAGAAGAACTTATAGACAAAATTGTTAGGAAATATGGAATAGATAAAAGTTATATGATATCTACCGATCATTTATTGATTAGGGCATCAAAGAATCCACGCATTTTAAGATTACTAAGTTTTGCAGAAAAGCTTCCACCGGAAACTCTTGATATGCTAATCGTCCAGGCAGAAGCTTTATACAATAACCGCAAGGGGTGATTATTCATCCCTTGTTTTTTCTTTCATAAGAAGATAAAACCATCTTAATTTATAAGATTCTTCAATAGAATTTATCATATCAATAATTTCTTTCTTGTACTCTTCTTTAGACATTCTCTTTCCATTAGTTTTAAAATTTTCTTCCATCGTAACCACACCCCTCTCCCCTTTAATTCTCCGCAGAATCTAAAGTAGCGATACATCACATTATAGAACATATGTTCTTAACAATCAATATATTTGACGCACGTTTTTTATTGTTGTAAAATATCAACAAAAGAGGACGGTGAAAACGCCAATAAACACCGCCCTCGCCAGAACTTGAAGTCCCTTGTTTCAAGGGATGTTACAAGTGTATCATGTGAAAGGGGGATAAAAAACATGATGAAAAAAGACCGAATCAAAGAAATATCGACACATCTATCAGTCAACCGTACTAATTATATGTTAAGTTTTCGTGGTAATCTCCACGAATTTCTTAATGAGCCGGACATGACGGTTTACAAGCTTGCAGATGAAGCTAATTTGCCTTATTCTACGCTTAATTCACTACTATACGGTAATTCTAACGACACAAAGCTATCGACCGCTGTTGCGCTTGCTAGAGCCTTTGGAATCAGCGTAGATGAAATGGTAGGCTGTGGTACTATGGAAGATAAGATGTTAGAATCTGTCAAGATATGCCGCAGTCTGCCGGAACACTCTCTGTACCTTATCCGTTACTTCATACGTCACCAAGATAAAATCTATTCCAGTATTGAAAAATCGCACAAGTATATTTCTGTCCTTAATCCACAACTTATGAATGGAATTATCGCAACCACAAACTCTGTGGAACCCATGTGCATAGACAATTTGCCGGAAGATATAAAATCCAAGGCTTATATCGGTATGAAAATTCCGTGCGACTACTATATGCCGTTTTATCTGCCTGGAAATTATTATCCTTTCCGCAGATCGTGAACCGCAAGACGGTGAACGATGTATTGTGACCAGTAATGGTGGGATACAAATTGCCGTAAAAACCCATATAATAGAATATGGCGTTAGAAAATGGAGATATGTTTCGCTCATGTCTCCGAACAGTATACTTCCGGAGCACATAATTGATGACATGATAGGATATGTGGTTGGTTTCGTAAATAATGACGGTGACTGGGGAATCAGATGAAGAGATTAAGAGCATGGCTTTTACACCATGCTCTTTTTGATGATTTATTTTTGCTTCTAATCTCCGCCCATTGGATATCACTACTTCTGTAAATGGCAAGTTAAATAATTTTTGCCAATTTTATAATAGTACTGGAACGCTAGGTGTTGCTCTTAAAGAGTATTCTGTTAATTTTGTTCTAAAATCACCATTCATACTTATAGTTGGTGCCAGTACTGGCGCATATTTAGTACTTGGTTATTGTGGTACGTCAGGATATTATGCAGGAATCGCCACTGAAATTACTGGATCAAATAAATTATTTACTTTTTACGCAAACAATAGAGAAAACGCACCTTCTTTTTCAGAAAAATAGCTTATAATATCCTAATCAGCTATATATGAAAAGCTCGCAGAATAATAGCGTTCAGTTGACACATATAACACTATTATACCATTTGATTTATCAATATATAGCATATGGTTACCACCGTCAGAATCAGCCGCATTCGCTCTAACATATGCGGTTTTAGGATAATATACTTTTGCAATCCTACCAATAATTAATGATCCACTTGACTGTTCGTCTGTAATTTGCACTCCAAAAGTTATAAATACTCTATTACCAATTTTTGTAATGGTATTATCTGTATTTCCCCATGATGTGCAGTTAGCCAATGACAAATCAGAATCATTTTCAAAGTTGCTTAACTTGCCAGTTACATCACTAATTGCCCCCGTGACAGTGCCGTTTCCGATTGATGAAATATCAGTATTTCCTATTAGAGAAATTAATGTTTTGATGTTCTTTATCGCAAGGCTAACCTTGCCGATAATTCCGCTGAGTTTCTCACCTGTGGTCGGCTGTGCAAGTTCGGTTGGCTCGGTAAATGTTACGGTTGTGTTGGAAGCATCACCTGTCTTTTTGAGATAATCAGTCAAGTCAATGTTGGCTAATTTTTGGTCGGTAGTAATCTTGTCATAGTAATTAGTTAAATTGTCAACATCTTTGGTGATGTATCCAGCATCATTTTCTAATTCGCTGACTTTTGTAGGTATGCCTCCTGTTTGCTGTTTTGCCTGTTCCATATAATACTTTGCGTTATCGGTATCTTCTCCTTCTCTTGTTCCGGTTCCACCTATGGCATAAGATTCAGCCAATACAGATTTTGCATTTGCGGATTGCGCATAAGCAGATGCATTTGCGGATTCTACTCTAATATCTGCTAAATAATTAGGCTGTAGCATAGCATCTGTTACTGATCCTGTTTTGATTGAAAAAGAATAAGTCTTATTCTTTCCAGTACCATTCACGGATACAGCTATGGTTGCAGAATCTTCAAATGTCAACACCGGAATCATAGAACCAATATCAGCCGTAAACTGTGTTCCATCTTCTGTAGTCATGGTAATGATTCCGTCATCAGACATGGAAAATCCAACAGGTATTTTTTCAATATTAAGGTCAAAAATAATCTTTTCACCGTTGTATTTTGTAATAGTAATAACACCGGTTGTTTTATCCATAGTCCAATCAGAAATGTTTCCGTTTATTGCAGACTTGTCTACTTTTAAGGCATCCTGTAATATGATACGGTTGTCCAACGCATCAATAGCAGAATCCATCTGATTAAGATTGTATGCATCTAAATCCGTGTTTTCACTGGGGTAATCTTCCCAGTTAATTCTGGTATAAACCTTATTCAACACCATCTGCAGATACCTCGCTTTCCTCTTTCATAATCTGCATATCTGATAACTGTTTAGTCTCCGAATATACTTCATACAGTACAAGCCTTTTCACCTCGATAGGCAACGGTGTTTGATTTAATACTGTCACAAGGTTGCTTTTTAATTTCTTAATCTCAAAATTTGCGGCCATATCAATTCTCCCTTACATAGATTTCTTTTCCTTGCTCTTCTGCATACGCATACAGATTTTTGCACAGTTCAGATACCTCATATCCGCTCTGTGCAACCACTGTATCCGACATGTCAATAAGTTGCTTCATAAACTCTTCAAAACCATCGCCATCTTCCGTACTAAACAATGTTGCATTGATTTCCGTAAACGTGGAAATTCCAATGGTAAAAGCTATATATTGCTGAATTTCTTGCCTTTCTTCCATTACTTCTTTCATTGTTTTTCCAATAATCGTTTGAAGAATAAATATTTTTTTTACCATAATAAATCTCCTACGTCATAAGTGTGACAATTCCAGATGTTGCAGTGAGCAAACCTCCAAGTGATGAAACTCCTGTAATAAAATTAACATTATGTCCAGGATAATCAGCAACATTGGCTGTTTGTGTTACCAAAGATACATCTGATACGGTTCCATTTATATAATTTTTTGTGACACTTAATGTGGCACTTGTCAGTACTGTCTTACTGCCTAATATTTGAGAAGTTGTTGATATGTTTTTTACATATTGTGAATCATATGTTGCTCCATTTCCTACCACTAAAATTCCGCTTACACTTACCATTGAAGCATCAATAGTAAGATATTGTCCCAATCCTTTTATAGATCCTGTGCTTTGCAATAGTTCGTTATAAAATTTAATTTCACCTGATGATACTTCTGTGTAACTCCCGTCTTCCCCTATAGACTTAAAACTACCAGTCATTACTGCATTTTTAGCTGTTATAGTTCCATCTGCTGATATGCTACAGTTATCTGCTTCCAATACAAAACGGTTTCCAGAAATACTTACCTGTCCACTCTCAACGCTCAACTGCGAACTGACATCACCTTTGGAAACTTTCAACTTGATTTGGTCGGCTTGAACAGAAATTGCCGCCGCCAGATCTGTTTCTACCCCTTGCGCACGGGTTGATTCAAGTTCAATCTTTCCAGCTGTCTGTGTAATCTTTGTATCCAGTCCATTCTCTACATCCTTGATTTCGGACCGGGTCTCTTCTACATTACGCTCCAACTCATTAGTCTTGCCTCGGAGTTGAATTATACTTTTGTTAATTCCATTTACTTGTTCACTGTACTTTGGAGATTTTCCGCTTGCTGATATGGTGTCTGTCGGTTGTTGGATTCCTTTGTATGTTCTACTCAACACATAGCTTTCTATGATTTCTTTAGCCGTATATACATTGACTGCTTCTCCAAGGCTCAAACAAGGATTTCCTATTTTTTCACAGTTATAAGGTCTATATTTTACAACTTTAATAACCTCATACAGATTTTTTGCAACCGTTTCTAGGGCATCTGCCCCCATTCCATAAACAAGGAAATTATCTTGCAAAATATAACTGTTGTCGTTCTCGGTAATTTCTGTATCCGGGTAAACTGCACCAATATCATTTTCTGATTGTCTTATCTGCACTTTTGTAACTTTTTGGCAGACAAAATCTTCATATCTGACTGATTTGTATTTTCCACCAGTAACCTTTTCTTTTTCAGAACCTTTTCTAGGGTATAATCCTTTCTGTGGATATAATCCTTTATGTGGATATAAACCGGATATTATTTCTTTAAGGAAAACATATTCAAATTTTCCATCATGGTTAATATGGCCAAAACATCCATTTATCGAGCAGATTGCTTCCATGACCGTCTGGCCAGAAAGTTCGCTTGGTTTTATGGTTTCTGCCACTTCCATGTCATCATTAACTAACGTAGTCTCTACCTGTTCTATTCCAAAGTAAGCAAAAAAACTATTTCTGAATGCCTTAAGTGTAAGCGGAAAAGTTAAACTGTTGTACCACGATGCCACATTTGCTTCTCCTACATTATACAAGGCATCATAAGCCGTCACATTGCGGTAACGCTTATCATCTGTAGGCTTGTCAGAAACAACCCTGTATTTGCCGAAAATAAACGGTGCGTCAGTATGTCCATTAATCACAGCAGAAACATTTATCTGTTTCCCAACCATGCTTGTGAACACGTTGGAAATTTTGAATTTTAACTGTGATGCATTGCACTGTCCAAAGGTAAGGTAATCATCATCACATAGGATTTCTTTTAATTCAAACTGTTCAAAATGGATTTCGCTGTTGGTGATTTTTACAGACTTGTCCTCTGTTTCAATCGTGATTTCCTTTTTGGATGCGCTTTTATCAAACAAATCCGCATAGGTATAGTTACTCATTCGCTACACCTCCGACAAATGAAAATTCTATCTGATTGTATTTAATCTCTCCGTCATAAGTTCCGTAGATTGTAGGCTTTATATCAGCCATATATCCATATTGCGTGACATATTGACCTAAAAATGGAATGTATGCCGTGATATTACATCCCTGTTCCGTTGCATTAATAAAATTTCTTCGTATTCCGGATAGAAGTTCTTGCAAATCGTCATCTGTCAGCATCGCAGGTGTGGAAAAATCAACACTTAATGCTTTTAGCTCCACAGCATTTCTATGTACGTATCCATTTGCATCAGTCCAGGGGTCTACATCTTGCATATTTACAGCCGGCTGATAACTTTCAGCGGCTATAAATCTTGACTGGTCAATAACGTAATCTCCAATTCTTAAAAGCCATCCTTGATATGCTGACATACGCTCACCGCCTTTTTTCAATAAAGATAGACAGCACCCATTCAGAGTGCTGTCTGTGTTAAAATACATATACATTCTTGTGTTTTTGGTTAAATTGCTCTTGACCGTATTGTCTTGCGGCAATTCCAATTTGATCTGTTGTTATTCCAAACTCTTTTTCAAGGATTCCTTGCAGTAGCTGATTATTTTGTTTTAGAAGTGCAATTTCCTGTTGTGCCGTGGAATTAATAGCATCTTTGATTCCAGTGATTTCAACTCCACCGGCAACCGCTGTCTTGCCGCCTACTGTCCCGGCAATCTCCGGTACGCCGTTCTCTCCTGCCATGAACATCGTGTATCGGCTTGGAACGTAACCGCCAGTTTCAAATCTAGGAATACTTATTTTAGGTATTTGTACTGGCTTGAAGCTTATTCCTATAGCTTCAGATATGCCACTAATCAGACCAAAACCATCAATAAAAGCGTTTATTCCATCAATAATCAGATTTACGCATCCCTCTGCTATGGATACAAGGTTGTTAAATGTTCCTTTGAAAATGTCTTTTATTCCGTCCCATGCTTTTCTCCAGTTTCCAGTAAATACACCGGAAACAAAATTAATTAGTCCTTTTAATTTTGTTCCAAGGTTTTTGATAATATTACCTATTGCGTTAAAAACAGTTTCAAAAGCAGGTTTTAAATCTTCCCACAAATGAGTGACTATGGGAGATAAAACATTGTCCCATAAGAAGTTGAATACTTCTATTACTGGTTTTACTTGTTCTACCAGAAAATTCATGGTATCGACTATCGCATCAAATGCAGCTCCTAAAACACTTCCTAATGCTTGTGCCAAAGGAACTACTACATTTTTCCAAAGTACCGTAAGTATATCAGTAACAATTTGAATTGCAGGCTTTAAGATATTTCCAAGGAATGTTCCAAACGGAACAAGCACTCCATTCCAAAGATTTTCAAAAGCACTTTGCAATTTCGGAAGCACTTCTTCACCAACATATTTTAATGCGGGATTTAGCATATCCTGCCATATGCTTGTGAATGCAGTCTTCAAAAATTCTCCTATCGGAGTAAGCACATCTACAAGCCCTGTCCATGCATTCTGTAAATCTGGTATAACCGTTGTTGTCAAAAACTCCATTGCAGGAGTTAGGTTATCCGCAATGGCTGAAATTGATTCCTTGAAACTATTTCTAACATCCTCGTTTGTCGCATATACAAGCGCAAGTCCTGCTACAACCGCTGTGATAGCCGCTGTTGCCGCTACTGCTCCTGCACTAATACCACCAAACAATCCGGTTGCTCCTGCTGCTGCCGCTCCCCCTGCTCCTGTTGCCGCTCCAGTTCCTAATAGACTTCCGAGAATTGTTTCTCCGATTCCTGCTCCTGCCTTACCGCCCATTGACAAGACAATAGAATCTTTTATTGCTTTCCACAGAATATCTCCCAAGCCAGTGAATTTCAAAAGTCCTATTGCTGTCAGAATCGTGGTTTCGATTGGTGCAGCATCGAAACTTCCTTTCCACAGTTCGATTGCCGCTGTAATTGCTTGTCCTATAAAGTTTCCGGCAGATGTAAATACAGCAGTCCAGTCAATACCAGCAAGAAACTGTCCTATGTTTTGACCAATCTGATACCAGTCTACAGATGCAATAGCATCGGACATCCAGTTAAATATCCCTGTGACAATACCGGATAAATCTTGTCCTGCTTCGAAGAAATCACCATTGAATAAATCTTTGAATAACTTTTTCACAGGCTCAAGAAGTTTTTCTATCTTATCAGCCCAGCCCATAGCCGTGTTCTGCATCTTGTCAAATGCTTCTTGCCATACTTTCTCGTACTCGGCAGTAGCATCCATGATTTCTTTGGTAAGGTCAATTCCTGCTCCACCAGCACCACTTCCGGAACCACTGGATTTTGGTGTGGAAATAACTTTCAATTTATCAAATGCTCTGATTCCGCTTTGAGCATTTTTTGCGCTTGTTCCCACTTTATCCAGTGCATCTGCCGTATCTTCCAAATCCTCATTGTACCCGGATAAACCTTGACCGAATGACGAAAAGTCAATCTTGATTCCCAGTAAATTTGCCACACTGACAAGCAGTCTCTTAATCGCAATTACGACACCGTTGATAACAGGAAGTACTTTCTGCAATACTGGAATAAATAACTGACCTAGAACCATGCCAGCTTCTTTCACGTTGTTTGTGAACTGGCGAATCATGTTGCTGGGTGAATTGATTGTGTTAGCCAAATCTCCCCATGACACTTTGGACTGATCTAAGATTGCCAGCAAGCGCAACTGCTGTTTCTCTGCCTGTGACATTTCGGAGACAGCTTTTTCAATTCCGTATTTGTAAGCATAAGTCTGTAAAGTGGCATTTGTTATATCAATACCATACTTATACAATGCTCTTGACTGACCGATTAAGCCCGACTGCAAGTTAGTTGCAACCGTGCTAAAATCTACGTTGAACAGAGAAGAAATATCTCCGGCAAGCATTGTCATAGACTTTGAAATTGCCGTAGTGACTTCTCCGGTCTGCCCTAAAGAGTTGGTGATAGATGCAAGCTGTGAAGCATACTGGGTAATCTCCTGTAAATTTAATCCCAGGTTTTTCATTCCGCTTTCAGAAATCAATCCACCGTCTACATCTACTTTCAGACCGGACATTTTACCAAGCAGTTCATTTACACGATTTCCGAAACTCTGCGCATAATCCTCTGCATTGTCGTAACCGAATTTTTCAAAGTCTTTGCCCCATTCCTTGCCGACTTTATTGAAAGCAACTGTGTAGTAGTTAAATGCTTCAATATAGTCCGTAGTTCCCTCTATGGATTTCCACAGGCTTTTAATTCCACGGATAACAAGGAAATACGTTGCGTAGAATTTTCCGAAAGCCGCTGCAAGGCTGAATGTGCTCTTCGTGGCTCTTTTTGCACTTGCCGTATAAGTGTTCAGATTTCTGCCTAAAGAGTTTGCAGCCCGACCTGATGCCGCACCAGTAGATGCCAGTCCTGCCAGTGCGTTTGTCATGCGGATAATGTTCTCGCTTACGTTTGGTGTGGTAGACAGAGTGGTGAATAACTGCTTCAAATTCTTTGCCAGTAAAGGAATGTTCGTAATCGCTCTGCCGGATGCCACACCGCCAAGTCTTGAAATTGACGATGCTATGCTTGCAATATCCCCTACTCCATCTACTTTGGTTCCTGCCATATCAGCAGAAAAAGTCTTCAGTGCGGATGAAATTCTGCTTAATCCGCTTGTATCTATTTTCCCCATTCTGTTAATAGAATTTGTCAGTGTGGAGATATTCTTAATTCCACTCGTATTCATGGAATTTGCGGCATTTGCAATACTCTGTATGCTGTTGGAAATACTTGTCAGTTTGGACGTATCAATGGACAAGCTTCTCTGAAAATTCGTAAGGCTGTTTGCAAGTTTATTCAGTGCACTACTGGCTTTGTTCGCATCCGCACTTATTTTTATTTGAAGATTATCAATATCAATATCTGCCATACCGCACCGCCTTTACCGCAATAAAAAAAAGGAAGTGTCAACCACTTCCAAGAAAAGAGCGGTAAGCTTTGACACCTACCGTTCCTAAAATTATTTCTTAAGATATTCTCTCGTAACCGCACCGCACTTGTAATCAACCTTGATTCCGACTTTCTTTTGGAATACTCCGATTGCCGTTGCTGTGTCTTTACCTAAAATTCCGTCAATGTTGCTCTTTCCCTTTGCATTCACCGCAGATAAGCAACCATGATGAATAAGTGAAAATTGCAACCACCGCACATCATCACCTCTCATGCAAGGAACTGTTTTCTTCAACAGTCTTGTCGGTTCTGCGTAAGGGTTGCTGTACGCTTTCGTATTGCCCTGTACGGCTTCTAATTCCTTGTACCATACATTCATGTCCACGTTTCCTACAATGCCGCCTACACGACCTTTAGAAGTATACTGCCAGCCTACCATGTTCGGTACTTGCGGTTGATATTTCACATCGCACTTGCCGTTATTCTTGCCGTACCGTGCGATCCACATAGGATAACTCACACCGCCATAAGGCTTAATGTATGTCTTATAAAAACTTTCCCCAGTGTATACACCAAATGGCAATCCTGCGTCTGTGATAACCTTGCCGTAAGCATTGATAATTGGAATCAGATTCTTACCGAGATTCTTCATCACGGCATCTTCAACATCCATCCAAACCATAGGCTTACGGTTTCCAAGAATAATAAGCACTCTCTCAGCAGCAAATTGTGCCTTTGATACAGTGGTAGCATAGCTGTAGTTATACACGCCTTGCACTTTCATTCCGTATGCTTCACAATTTTTCCAGTTCTCTTCAAACTCCTTGTCCGGGTTCAAATCCTTGCGGATGATTTTCAAAATAGCAAAATCAATACCGTTCTGTTTTACCGCCCACCAGTTAATCGTCCCCTGATATGAGGACACATCAATTCCTGTTAAACTCATGTTTATTTCTCCTTTTTTGGATGTGATAATTCAAAATTAGCCTGCATTGCCATAAGTCCTGCAAGAAATGCCTTTCTTTGTTTTTTCAATTCCTTTTCGTTGCTAGCAGTTTCAACACGCTCCATAATAGGCTTGTCTATATACTTCGATTGTGCTTTTCTGCCGTTTAAGCAATGGTCTACAGCAAAGATTAATGCAGATATTCCGTAATTTCCCCAACGTTGCCATGAGTTCCTATCTTCTTCCTCTTTTTTTAGTTTATATCCTTTGTAGCACCACTCTAATTTTTTAGGATTCAGATGTTTGAACTCTTCTATCGAGATCCCCATGGAAAAAGCAAATGGAAAATATTCTTCCCATATTATTTTGTGCCAGTCGATTTCTTCTTGTGATCCTGTGGCATCTTCGTTACCTTGCTGTCCTCTTTCTCCATTTCTTCCTTGGTCTGCGTCATCATTTCCGTCAGACCCGACAGTTCGAAAAAACCGTCTTCTTTCATACAGTCTGTCAGTTCTCCATACAGCTTCACAAAAGAAAGACCGTTTGCTTTCATGTATTCTTTCATTAAAGCATTGGATTCATCCGGTGTAATACCTTCGTGGTTTTCGATAAGACCAGCATAAAAAGCCGTTTTGCATACATGAGGAAATTCTGCAAGCATATATCCGCTACCATCTACAATTTCTTCTGGTGTGGGCTTCTGTACATTTTTTGCTTTTTTAGCTACATAGCCACCGGAAAGCATAAGAAACATCTTTTGAATCAAATCCTTGCACTCCACAGCACCGAACCCAAACTCTAAAGTATATTCAACATCATTAACTAAAATCTTCTTCATAAAAACATATCCTTTCCCCAACATTTTGTTGGAAAGGAGCCGCCCGAAGACGGCTCTCTTTTGCTTAAATCAATGGTTCGTCTACCGCTTCATCAAAGTCAGCCACGGCAGTGTTATTTGTTTCTGACTGACTTGCTATTCCCCCGTTGTTAGTTCAACGGTAGCGTCCAATCCCTTGTATTCCTCAATGGTAAGATTCATTTCAATCGTCAGAAGTTCATTCTGTCCGATCTCTGGCTGTGGAATCTGCTCAGGCGGCTGTGCAACAACGAAGAAAGATTTCTCTTCTCCGGGAATGACAGTTTCAAACCACATTCTCTTTCCACCAGTAAGAGCCTTGTAGGCTGTGATAAGTGTAGTCCATTCATCCACGGTATCTGATGTAAAGTTGACTGTGACTGCAAAAGATCCACCAGTATCTGCACGACCTTTTACATATCTAGTGATCGCATCTTCCAGTGCGGAAGCATCAATCTGCTCCGGTTCAATGTTGATGCCACCGATAGCATTTATTCTTGTAAGTTGTTTAAAACTCGTAGGTTTTGTTCCGGCTGTTGTCTCTGTACCATATCCGAAAGTAATTCCTAAAGTAGAAATTCCGGCTGCTGCCATGATAAATACCTCCTTAATTTTGCATAAAAAAATAGAGCCGTTTGGCTCTAATAGTTACAATGTATCGTCAGCACCAACAATTCGTCTGAACCGTGCTGTGCTTCTGTATGTGTTCTGCGAAGTATTATTAAACTCCGGCATAGAAGTTATCTGAAATCGCAGACGTTTGAAAAGTCCGGCAACCGTAGCCATGATAGCTTCAGCTTCTTCCTGACTCTTGTTGGTTATCACATCCACCTGGTACGATGCTGTGATTCCGTTGATAGACCGTCCTTCAAGGTCTTGTCCTGTCTCTGTGAACGGCATAGCATGAAAGTAAACTGTGGGGAATGTGGGTTCTGATAAGTCCTTGCTTTTGTCCGTTACATACGCTTTAGGATGACTCTGCGGTATTTTCATTTTCAAGTATGATGCAATCTTGACTTTAAAGTCTGATACCCATTGATATTCATTAACCGCCATTTCCAAACACCACCTTTGCTGTCTGTAATACAATTTCACGAATTTCTATTGCAGTCAGGTACATAAATGGTCTTGAAGGCATACCTTCGGTGAAATACCACTTGCCGTCATCTGCCGGATAAAACCAGCCGTATCTTCCGTCTGCAAGTTGACGTATGGTTTTCCCACTTGCATATTGCCATGTTACACCTTCCGGTAATTGATAAGGATATGGTGACTGCTTACCGACAATACCAGTACCAAACTCTACGAAAGCCGCATGGTCTGTACCGGCAACCACCGCCCAAACACCGCCACCATTTACGGAGCCAACGTATTCCGCATTAATGCTTTGCAAAAGTTCCGACGTAAAGATAGCATCAAGGTCAGCAATCTGCACTCTAGCAATCTCTACACCCTTTTCTGCCAGTGTTTCAGCCAGTAGCCTACATTTATACTCTAAGCTATTTTCATAGTCTTTAAGAGCCTTTACAGCCGCTTGTATGGATTTTGGGTCAAACAGATTGATGTTGATTGTCTTTCCCATATCACTTCACCGTCTTTTGCAGTAAAAATAAATCTGCTGTCAGCCCTTCATCTGCAACGCCTTTGACAACATAGTCCGCAGTCTTGCTGTCAACAAGTCCGTCATCGTCACGACCTACTTCCGACTTCTTCCAGATAACATCCCCTGACTTAATCGGCAAATAGCCTTTGTCGGTCACAATCTGACAATACGAACTGGAATCATCAATACCAAATTCCTTTACCAGTACTTCCGACAGTTTATTGCTGATATTGGCAGAAAAAGGAACAGGGTCAGAAAATTCGATAGCTTCTCTCAAAACTACTGGAATCTTTTCACCGTCAACCTCGATGTACTTAATGTTTCCATTTTCGTCACGGTCGTAGATTGTGACTTTCTCACCCTGTTTGGAATACTTCATTTTTTGCTTATTTGCTTCAAGCATCTTTTTTCACCTGTTTGTAAATCTGATTTACTCCTGTGCTTGCCAAACCGGAAACAATGCCGACCGCAATCGCATTCAGCACATCATTTGCCGGGAAATCCGGAATAACATACATTCCTACTACTCCGAGAATGCCACCTACAATGCCGACAACAACCGGAATGTAATTATCCTTAATAACCGGAATAAGCTTCGCTCCAATACCGGCAAGATAGCAGATAACTACGATTGCAACGCAAGTTCCTACTTGTGAAAAATCCATTATTCTTTACCTCCATTCTTCAATCTGATTTCTTTGATTTCCTCGTACATTTTGGTAGCCATTCCATTTCCGCCTAACGCATGATACGCATTGTACATCTCTACAAAATTCTCATACGCATAACTAGGAATTTCTCCCAACTTCATGTACTTATCGTGATACTCAATAAGTTGAACACGCAAAAGAAGCATTGTTCCCTTACTGTTTGCATCCCTGTCATTCTTTTGTTGTTTAAGGAGCCAGACAATATATCCTAATAAAATAGGCAATACAATAGTGTATGTCTGTAATAAAAAATCTTTCATTTCATATCTCCTGTTACTTATTGTTGGCACACCGCCCACCACCCTTAAAGTGTGCCGCCTGCAACGATTTTGTTAGTGTCAACAAAATGGTCACGCACAATCTTCTTTTACAGCACTTTGGCAAATGGGAATACACCTACGAACAGACTGTCACGGTCTCTCCATGTTCTCGACACACCGTTTTCAGAGTAATTTGCCATGAAGTTTTCTCCAGCCTGTGAATGGTCATACACAACCACGTTCACAATCACGCTCTCAAACCGCTTCAAGTCCTCTGCAATTTTTTGTTCCGTGTAGCTGTCCGGGTACATTCTTTTTGCCACAATGTCAGCTTTCGCTTGACTGATAAGTTGATCAATCAGAGGATTATCTTCAAGGACATCAAACACAACCTTAGAAGTTTTTTCATCAATATGAAATTGTTTCAATCTGATTTTTACTTGCTCTAAGGTTGTGTAATCTGCCATGATTTACCTCTACAATCCAAACTTTTCAATCAGAATCTTTTTCAGTTCCGCACCGCTGATTTCTTCCGCACCGGCAACACCGTGTTCTGCGGCTAACTTCTGCAAGTCTGCCGTAGACATACGGTTGATTTCCGTCTTAGTGTATGCGGTTTCTTCCAGGATTTCATTTTTTACTTCTGTGACAGTTTCCTCCGGGATTTCATTTCCCGGAGAAAACCACTTGCCGCCAATTTTGGTCATATATCTTGCGATCATATCAGACCTCCTACGCAACTTTCATTACTACCACACTGTCCATTCCCTCAAACGTAGGCAGACCAATCATGGATACTACGCAATGAGTATTGATAGGATGATTAGTAGCGTATGTGTACACGGAAATACCAGTCTCAACAATAGACAGGTTTCCATCAGTAATACTTCCGCTTCTCTCTTCCGGAGTTCTGCCAAAGACATAATCACCAAGATATACGCCAGCGCATTGAGCGGATACAACACCAGTAGGTACGAAGTACTTTGTCTGACCGTCTGCAGGATCAATGTACAACTTGTCATACACCTCAATCTCAATTCCGTATCCACGCAGATATTCAGTAACCTGAGACTGCTGTAAACGGATTCCACCATTGTAAGCAGTGATTCCTAGAACCTGCTTCTTGGTGTCCTCTGCTTTCAGAACCATTTCCCACGTCTCGGTGTTCATGGTAAATCTTGTCAGGGAATAACCAGTCTTCTTTGCGAAGTTTCTTCTGGTTTCAATCAGATCATCCAGCGGTGTTGCGGTTGCCGGAACGTTCCACTTATCACTCTCTCCGGAAATTTCTACGAAATGGTCTTTCTTATGCTCAACTCCTGCATCGGAAGTGTAATCAACATAAAAGCTCTTACCACCGATAGTGACTTGTACACGGGGAATGCCGTCTGCCGGTGCAAGCAACTGCCAGATTTGTCTCTCCGGAACAACTCTTGCTCCTTCAATTAGCATCATGGGCTTTTTACTGATTTCACGAAGAACATTATTTGCAAGGGAAGCATTCTCTGCATTCTGGTAATTTGCGTATTCTTGTTCTTCTTTTTCAGTTACCATGTAGGATTCACGGTAAAAAGGCATTTCGTTTTGAATGTCGGAGAATCCTCCAACATCTCTTAACTCTGCCTGTGCATCAAAATTAGATGCTTTCAGAGAAACAGGAAGACCACTCTTTCCCTTAATGAATCTAAGGTCGAGACTGTCCTGCTTTCTTGTGCCAAATTTCTGTCTGCCAAGGTAAGGCGCAGAACCTAAAGTTTTTTCATAGTTATTCCACATTACACCGAGACTTCTCGCTGTAAATGCTTCGCTTAATGGTAATGCCATAGTTAATACCTCCTGTTATTTACGCTTCTACAATAGGTTCAGCACCGTAAAAAGTTACTCTCGGTGTTACTTTTCTTGCCGCATCTGCGATGGCTAAGGACTTTACCTTCTCCCAATCAATAGTTCCTTGGTATACATAAGTGCCAGGTGCATCACCCATAGTTACATCTACATCTTCAAGCAGATAACCTACGCACTTTGCGTCATTAGACGGATACGGTGTACCAGCAGGTACAACTTTTCTTCCGTCAGTTCCTGCACTCACACCGCTCTGTTCTACGATGCAGGCTGCTCCCTCATAAGGGAAAAACTTCAAAATACCTTTACTTTGTGTAAAGTCTCTAGTAATAGGCTTACCCATTCTTTTTACCTCCTATAAAACATAATGGTTTTTTGCTTCTTCGCTTGCTGAATTGCTTCCAAAGCTGATTTTTTCAGCGTTTTCTACGTCCGCTGTTTTTTCTTTACCGCCACCGCCAGCACTACCACCGCCCGGATTTGTGGTTCCGTTTGCGATTTCCTGCTCTTTAGCCTGTGCCGCAGCAGTCTCTTTATTAGAGATAATTTTTCCGAGTACTTCGTAGTCAAAACTGCCGTCATCCTTGATAACCTGTGATGCCTGTTCAGCAGAAATGTTAAACTTGGATGCCGCATTGCTTCTCTGATTCGCAATAGCTTGTGTCTTTTCAAGTTCTGCGATTTTTGCATTTGCAGAATCAAGGTCTTTTTGCAGTCTTTCCGAATCGGATAAATCCTTATCTTTCATGGCTGTGTATTCCTTTTCCAACTCACGCAGTCTTGTCAACTCTTCACTGTTTTTGTTTGCTTTTGCGTTTGCTGCCTGAACATCCTTGCCGTTTTCGGCAATAACCTTTTCAATCTGTTCATCAGTTAATCCCATTGCCGCTAAATCTTCTCTCTTCATAAATTACCTCCGTTATGTCCTACGTTTTTTTACGGTGCAACGACACCGAGTGACATTGCCGATTTGTACGCTCACGGCTTTGCGAATTTTTATAAAATAAAAACAGCTACCTATTTCTAGGCAACTGTCTTATTTTGCATTTGTTTTACTATTTCCTGTGCTTTTGCCATCTGCTCTTCCATGTTGATAATGTCAGCAGTTTTCCATAAAGCATCAAGGTAAGGCTTGGAAAGGTTGAAAGTCTTTTCGCAATCTCCCCAAAGTCCAACCGTTTTGATTGCAATAAGAGGATGAATACCGCACTGCAAAAGCTGCAGCAATGTTTGTGACTTGGTATACATATTGTCTTGTGGACTGTGGTTGATCTGCACATCAAAATCTCTAAGACTGATTTTCAAATCCTCTTTCTTAATGCGGATAACATTCAGCGCAACCTTGGCCAGTCTCTTCTCTGCTGTCTTAACAACCGGATCTTTAAGCCTTGCTCTTGATTTTGAGAAATCCCATCCGTTCCTCAGCTCGACCGCACCCTGCGTATCACCGCCAGTGTTTCCTTGTTTGTTTGGTATTCCCAAAATTGAAAGTGCGCTGTCTGTTAAATCGTCTTTAGATACCTGTGTCTGCGTTTGGTCAAGTTCCTGCGACATTACATCAACATCAGACTTGTTATCCTTGTTAATGGACTTTACAACCAATGCATGGTTCATTTTCATTTTTTTGAACTGTTCTTCATCAACTTCACAGTTTACAAATTTGTACCATGCCTGAATAAACTGCTCTATGCCGTCCATTCTATTAGACTGCGTATTATTTATTGCATCCAGCAGGTCTATAACAAGTTCAATATCAGATAAACGTTCATGGTTGTTTGGAAATTCCACGATAGGAATGCCGCCAAAACCATGTAACTTCCATGAATCAGCAATAACGGAACTGTTCTTTACTTTGCATTCATGCGTTTCTGTGTAGCAAAGTTTATACCATTCTCCGTTTTCGTCCTTTAATTCTTGGACTGCTAAAATCGGTTCTTCGGAACTACGGTTGTAAATAACAAACGTGTTCAGAGGATTAGGTGCAACCACACGGATAGGTACTTCACCATTTACTATCTGAATAGCTTTGAATGATGTTCCGGTTGCTGACTGCCATTCACCAGCTTTTATGTCTTTCTCGTGCTTATTTGCATCCGCTAATAATCGTTTTAGTTCATCTACTGCTTTATTTACAGCTTCATCATCTTTTCTGCTAACAAACTGAATAGGCTCGCCGTAAGTCTGACCGACCTTGAACTGTACCCACTCATAAGCATGATTCTCAACGATTTTGTTTGTTATATCCTCATTTGACAGCTTTGTTCTGTATAGTACCGGCTGATCTCCTTTGTAGTACTCCCACAAGTACTTGATAACTGACTTATTGTAATTAAAAACACCGATGCAATCACAAATAACCTTTACAATGTTGTCTTCGGTTATCTGCTCCACATCCGTATATGCAATTTTTCTACCGTGACAACCCTTTACAAGGTCTTGAAATTTCATAGTGTTCATATTTTCACCTACATAAATGTCATTCCGCTGCTCTGATCTCTCTGTGGAAGTTTCTTGATCTCACGTTCTCCGGTCTCCGTATGATAAACAACCATCTTATCGCAATTCCGGCACTTATATGTCTTGTCGATATGAGATTTTGCACTACATTCACCGACCAACCGTCCGCATCCCGGACAGTACACTCTATTTTTTTTGTTAAAAATCATAAATACCTCTTTTCTGCGCACAAAAATACCGCCCACATAACGTAGACGGTATTCCCGGCTGTTTGCCTTTTAGGAGGATTAGAAAGCATCTTAAATATTTTCGTCAGTTTAACATTACCATTTTTTATATATGACATTCAATGACATTGTTCATTCAAATACCCTTCTCCGTATTTCTTTTCAAACTGTTTCAATGCAGTTCCGTGAAGTCTGACAACCTGTCTCCATGAATATTTCATTTCTGTTGCAATCACTTCAAAAGTTTTCTTTTCGATGTACCTTGCGAACAGAATATTGTATGTGTTCTCATCTTCCATGCTGTCTATTTGCTGTATAATTTTCTCTTTTTTATCGACAAGTTCGTCCACCATGCCATCTATTTTACGTTCCATTTCATCAATTTTGGCATATCTTGTTCCAATTTTGTCAAAATTCGGTGTAGTCTGTACCCTTTCACCGCTTTGCGGAGCAGATATGCTTACCGCCATATCTTTGAGTTGTGCGATTTCCGTGAGTTTATTATTTATCATCCGATTAAGGCGGCTTATCTGCCCTAAATATTCTTTGGTTGTCATATCAATACCTCCGTCCGAAAGAGAATGGGTTTTGAATTGCTTCTACTTTTGCTACCCTGTTTCCGTTTGTAATTCGCAATGCAAAGTTTGAAAATACATCAGGCACATCATCTAACTGTTTTTTTCCGGATACAGAATATCTTTTCAGCAGTGACATCATTACTCCGTATGGTTCATTCGGTTTGTAACGAGACGGATCCTTGAAAATAACGTGTTGTAATATCCAGTTAGAACACTGAAAGATTCTAGCTTCCTTGTTTGTTTCTGTGGGAGTATCAGTGATATTGCATATCCAACCTTTACTCTCTACACGTTTATTTACTTCCATTGCCACACGGTCACCACCAGCATTACGCTCAAATTCGCACTCTTGCACTTTATTATTGACGAGTACATTTGCCGCATTTTCATACTGCATTTCGTAATCTGCTGTGTTGTCACACACACAATCAACGCAGTAATAATCTTCTCCGTACTTTTGCAATACCGGAAGAACAAAAAAGTCGGTTCCTTTTCCCTTGGTATCGCATTGCCCGGTAATAATTTCCGGTTCCCCATGTGGCAGATTAAGATAACGTCTGATTTTTTCTTCCGGGAATAACAATCCCTCACGTTCAATAGGCTCCTGCTTGTAAAGACACCTATAAGAGATTTCATCCATGAGTAATTGTTGATCTTCAAAAAAAGCAACCGTAAATCCGGAAAATTCGTAGTCAAAATTGCTTAATCCTGTTTTTGGGTCAATATCAGGAACCGCAATTACTTTTACTCTCGGATTCCCTTCATACATATTTTGGATCCGACCGATTACATCGTTTACGCTCCACCTGGTAGCAATATGGATCTCTTTGCAATTCTTTCCGTCAGTATCTTGTGTCTTTCTTTGTCTTGCATCTACCGCATACTTGTCCCACAGTTTATCCAGAATTATAGGATTCATAGCTTCTTCAATTCCACCGATCATGTCATCTACGAACAAAAACTTTGATGCACGTACTTTACCAGCATTTTTACTTCCTACGGATGTGCACTGAACTGATGGAAATGGTTTATATTTGCCGATGTTAAACTGCTCCATTTTTGCGTTAGTACTGGTAACAGAAAGATTTGGGAAAATTTCATTCCAGGTGTACTCGTCAGAATTTGTACAAATATCGTAGACACCGTCATAGTACATACGTGTAATATCTCCGCTATGGGAGTAAAATAGGTTGAAATCTCTAGGGAACCATCCGGCAACTAACGCATTCAGCATTTTTTCCACCGTGGTTTTTCCCGCACCAGGGATAAGTGACACGCACAAAATGTCGTATCTATCATCAATCATTCCTTGAATAGCGTCCATTAATCCGATTTTCAGAAATTGCTTTCTGCGTGGCATATAAAACCGCTCTTTAGGCTCTCTTTTTTTCTCCAAATACCGATATGCGCTGTCAACAATCTTGTTTTGTGCTTCCAATAAAAGTACATCATACAATTTGTCCGTAAGTGCATAATGCGTTTTATTCGCAAATGAGTATTTTTCCAAATCCCATATGGAGCCGCCTGTCCTATCCATGCAAAAACGTTCTACAATGCCCTTGGAACGCTCTGTAAGTTGTAATCCGTACTGAATATCCTTTTCACTGTTAATTGCCACCTTACAGGCTTCTATGTACGCATCAATGACCTGTTCATCAATTCCCTTGCGCTGTATGTAATTGTCATAGCTGTTTACTGCCGTGATAAGGCTCTGACTTGCCAATATAAAAGAGCCTCCTTCCCTAAAATTTTGGAAATTTGGCTCTCTGCGTAGGCACTCTACGACTGGTGCTCTTTTTATTTATTCACTTGCCTTAAAATTGTATACCGGTTTGATAATTGTCAACACATCAACTGTATCTTTGATATTCTCAACAATTTCATTCAATGTCTTATATGCCATTGGAGATTCATCTATTGTAGATTGATTGACGGAAGTTGTATATATTCCGTCCATTGACTTTTCAAACTCTTCCAACGATACTAATTCCTTGGCTTTTGTCCGGCTCATTACTCTACCGGCTCCATGCGGTGCAGAACAATTCCAATCCTCATTTCCTTTGCCAGTGCCGATAATGCATCCATCACGCATATTGATGGGGATAAGAACCTTTTCTCCGTTCTTGGCAGAGATAGCGCCTTTACGGACAATATTTGAATCATGGTCGATATAATTATGAATGCATTCGAAGTAATCCGGCATATCGGCATCAACGCCCCATCCCATATGATTGCATATAATCTGAGCGATCATAACACGGTTTATGTAGGCGAATTTCTGACAAATTCTCATGTCATGCAGATAATCTTCCCTGTATTTGCCCTCTAAGTAGCACAAATCCTTTGGAATATTCGGATTAACCGCCTTGAAATTCCTGTGCAATTCTGCTATTGCATTTTGAATTTCAGATTTTCTTCCGGCCGCTTTGTATTCTTTGATAAGTCTGTCCTGTTCTTCATACAATTTATCTTTTCCGCTCATAAGTTCAAATGCAAGATTCTGATAGTGGTCTGCCACCTGTTTTCCGAGATTGCGGCTGCCGGTATGGATAACCAAATACTTATAACCCTCTTCCGCAACATCAACTTCAATGAAATGATTACCGCCACCGAGAGTACCGATAGAACGTTCAATGCGCTTGGTATCTCTCAATTCTCGGTAGCACTTCAAATTCTGCAATTCCTCAAATCTTAGGATCCTTCCCTCATGCACACCTCTTCCGCTTGGAACATAAGATCGAATCACGTTATCCAGTTCATCAAAGTTAATGTCTCTCTGTCCAAGGCTTACACAAAGCATTCCGCATCCGATATCCACACCAACAATATTCGGAATGACCTTGTTTCCAAGATCCGCAGTAAACCCAATAACACATCCCTTTCCCGCATGAACATCCGGCATGATGCGAACCTTGCAATCTTTGAATGCATCCTGCGCAAGCAATAATTCAATCTGATCTACTGCTTCCTGTTCAACATTCTTGGTAAATATTTTTAAATCACTCATCATTTCACCCCTATTCTATTGATTTTCCCGCATTTTGGGCACTTGATTTCAGCCTGTCCGTTAAATTTACCTAACAGGCGGTTGCAGTGTTGGCAACGATGTTTCACCATCTCCGTTTTAAAAATTTGCTCGTACATATCATATTTTTCTGGTTCAAATATTACTGCTGGAATATCTTTATAGCTACCAATGATCTCTGCATTCATGAAAAATTCCTCCATAACCCATGCAGAAGGAATCGAACCTCCGACACACATCCTATGCGGATGCCGCTCTTCCACTTAAGCTATGCATGGAAATTGCACCGTAAAACCTTTTATGGCTTGCGCTTGCCAAAACAAAGATGCACCGCCTACTTGTCACTGACTATCCACAATCTCACAGTCTTGTATGTTCTCTACTTCATAGGCTTGGTTTTCGCTAAACATATGTGGCTTACGTTTTAGCTTGGAAATAGTTGCCGTGGGAGTTGAACCCACCCGACCCAAACAATGTACGACTACTTTTGAATCTGCAAATTCTACTCGCAGAAGTGTTTTTCGTTGACCGATAATGAGCAACTACTATCCATACATCTCCCATCGACCTGAACTATTGCAGTAGTGCCAGACTAAGTGGAGATAAAGATAAACGCAGATATTCGGACTTGAACCGAAACACCGTTTCCGGCTACTTGTGGTTTTCAGGACCACTGCCTTACCAATTAGGCTTATATCTGCATAATGCAAGCATATTTCCCGGGTTCTGCTACGCACTAAAATGTCACATAGCAATATGCAAGCATTGAATTTCAGCCAAAACATAGACCACCTGCTTGCAGACAGCGTAATTTGACCGAATAATTGCAGAAACAGATATTATGCAGCAGTTAGTCAGCACCTGCGAACAGGGACAAGCGTTATGATTTTCTGCTGTTTATCGGTAGGGTGTCTCCCGGCTGTTTACCTGACTTGTACATTTACGAAACACCTTGTGCCGCCACCGTATCTCACGCTTTGTTTTATTTCTGCAAGTTGGGATGATGGGACTTGAACCCACAGCCTATGCCTTAGAAGGACACTGCTCTCTCCATTTGAGCTACATCCCAGTGATCGGTACGAGATTCGAACTCGCGTTACCACCGTGAAAGGGTGGTGTCTTACCACTTGACTAACCGATCATGTGCGTTTCCATAAGCTGTATGCCTACATTTAAGGCTCGGACACCAAGCAACACTTACGGCATTTTTTTGATTCAAGTGGGATTCTGCCACCAACACTCTATCCGGTAGCGGACCGGATGCGTATGTGAGTGAGGATTTGCACCTCACATAGCTTGCATTCCTGTGAACGTCTGTCAGCGTATTACCGCCCGACCATTATCAAGCCTTACACATTAACAATACCTATTCTGTCACCACATACACCCATTTTATGTCTGCAAGGGCAGTGCAGGATTTTTATGTCTTTACTGACAACCAACGGATTAAAACCTACAACGGTATTCCGCAAAAACCGGACTATCATAAACCGGTTAAACCCTCACGAGCCTTGCGACGGCTCTTAACAGCATTCCGCTATGAGGTGAAAGGAGTGTCTCCAATGGAAAAGTATGGAAGACAATTCGCAGATGGCAAAGACCGAAAGAAGAAAACATCTGCGAAACAGGACTACCAGGATTCGGACCTGGGATGCAGCAGTCAAAGTGCTGTGCCTTACCGCTTGGCGATAGTCCTAAACTCCGGGAGAGAGACCATCTGCTCCCGGATTATTTTTTTCGTGAAACACCCTATATTGCTTTATTTAAAAAAATTTTCACGCCTGTGCACGGTACTTTGAAAAAATTGGTGTTGTCGAACGCATTATTTCATTTTTCATTTCCCGCACACAGGCTACATACACTTTTGATGCCTTGATTTCTCCGACACATATCCAATGCCAACACAACACAGAATATTCGGCAATAACAATGGCTTTATGAATTTAACCCATTCAACAATGTGATATGGGATAATTCGCATAATCTCCGGTAACCACATATGCTATACCCACATGAAAGTTATTCCAAATGCAATGAACATTGCAAGTGCGAAGAAAATTACTCCGTCTGATGCCGTTTTCTGCTTCGGAGCATACCACAAAGCAGATATTGCTAAAACTGTCAAAACCAACGTTGTCATTATTTTTAAAATCATAAATCCAAGCATTTTTTCTTCGTCCTTCCTTCAATTTCATCAATCATTGCCATTACCAGTGCTTTAGCAAACTGGCTATTGTTGTGCATTTTAATCAGCAGATTGCCTTGCCGGATAAGATACGATCAGTCATCATTCGTTTTCGGATTAGCGCACTCTTTATGGATTTTCCAAACCTCTGTGTAAATCTCTTTAATCTCCGGTGGCAATTCGCATTTCTCCTTAACTGGCAAATCTTCTTTAGGCTCTTTATCAAGTCTGCTCTTTTGATGCTTCATCTGACAGCTAACCATTTCCGTAACGTTCTCACGGTTTCTCTTGATTCCGTGGCCTTGCAGAAACAATTCGCATTGCAGGACTTCACCGCATTTTGAACATTCGTCTTTAATCTCTTTTCCGTAGATCTGCATAAGCTATAACCTCAATCCTTAGTTCCACATATCCCCAGGAGGATCAATAGCAAATACATCCACCAAGGAGCCTGCAATGTATATAAAATCCAAAATAGCATAACGAGTAAAAAAATCATGCGTTTCCTCCTGTTAATCGTATTTTTCATCTGTGATTTCTACCGGGCAGCTATTTACATTCAGTATTGCTACCACTGTGCCCGTATTGAGACTTACTCTCCCAATAACCGGATTTTTTAAATAGCTGACAGCTTTTACATACACATAGGCGTTAGTTGTCTTACTGCCAACTACACGATATCCATATCTTTTAAAATATCTTCTAGCATTTGTAATAGCCTTATCTTTTTGAATGAATGGTATCACGGCTATTCTCCTTAATTGGTCTTTTTTATTTTTGAGGAAATTTGAGGGACTAAGTAGGGGCTGTTCGCTGATCCTGTCAGACCCCCTCCCCCGGTGTGCTATAAGGCTTTTTTAACTATGCGTTAAACTAATCTTTCACGCAGTCTTTATTGTCACATCCTTAACTATCCAGTATTTTCGCACGTTTCAGCTGTTGTTGCTACTCATTTGCATCTGTGTTGCTATCGTCATAAGCCCCGGAATCGGTCAACATTGATTTATTTTGTCCAAAATCTGTGTCTAATCGCGGGAGCTGGTCGGCTGTCCTGGCTATCTTGTGCACAATCTCTTGCTGTGTGGTCTGTTTCCTTCCGTGGTCGTTGTTTAATCGTTCTGTTGCTCCTAGAGCATTCCGTAGATTAAAAGCAACAAGCTGATCACAATCTGCATCATCTAACCAATTTACAAAAGCTTTTCTGACCTCGTCCATGCTCGATGTACTTGATTTAGTCCTCCAGGCACTTAAAGCCTGTTTAGATATCCCTGTTAATATCTTAAATGTATCAGCTGTAGCAGTCATATCATAAGCATTAGCTAACTCCCTAAGATATAAATAAACCTCATACAACAGATCTATGTTGTACGCATTGTAGTTGGTTAACATTTGGTTAATACTATTATCCACTACGTTTTGGGG